ACTAACGTAAATGTACAAGCCATACACGGTGTTGTACTACTTCCACCGAAAAAAGGGGTAACTATCGATGGCTAATAAAAAGTATAAACAAGGAAAAAAGATAGATGATGCTGATCCACAAGGGATGAGCAAGATAGATGCCAGTAAACTAGGAACGATTAGTGTTGGTGGCATAAGAGCTAAAGATTTGGGATATGAAAAAGGAGTAAGATCTGAATATCCGTACCCCGGATTTGCACTTGAAAGAAAATACCAGAGACAACAAACAGTAGAACAGAATCCTAAAAAATATACTAAAGGTTCTACTTCAAGAAAAGCAACCATCAAAGACGAATGACCGAACAACGAAAGCGTGGGAGACCTAAGAAAGATCCCAACGCACCTAAATCAAACTATTATTATTCTTTCGCTGTAAAAGCACGTAAGCAATCACAAAAGAGGTTACGAGATGCAGAAAAACGAGCAGCAAAAGCTACTAAACAGGCAGAGGATAAAAGGTATTATGCAAAGAAACTTAAAGAAAAAATTACAAGAGTCGATGAAGCAATCGGAGAAAATGCAAAGACCAGACTTATTGATAAAGAAAACTTACACGGTCTTCCTAACGCTGTTGAGCAGCTTGTGGATGGGCGTGAAATTATTTTTCAACCAAATGAAGGACCTCAAGAAGAGTTTCTTTCCTCTAGTGAAAGAGATGTACTCTACGGTGGCTCGGCAGGTGGAGGAAAAAGTTTTGCCCTTCTTGCTGACCCCCTTAGGTATTGTCATAATGGCAATCATCGTGGGCTTCTTCTTAGGCGTACTCTTGATGAGCTTACTGAACTAATAGACAAATCACGTCAACTGTACCCTAAAGCTTTTCCGGGTGCAAAGTTTAGAGAATCAAAATCAACTTGGCACTTTCCATCAGGTGCAACGATTTGGTTTACATACTTGGACAAAGACAAAGACGTAACTCGATTTCAAGGTCAAGCATTTAACTGGATAGGCATAGACGAAATAACTCAATACCCATCTCCGTACGTTTGGGATTATCTTCGTTCACGATTAAGAACAACCGACCCAGAGTTACAAGAGCATTTGTATATGCGTTGCACAGCGAACCCCGGAGGGGTTGGTGGTTGGTGGGTTAAGAAGATGTATATCGATCCATCTGAACACGGATCAACTTTTGCTGCAATGGATATCGAAACTGGTAAACCTTTCTTGTGGCCCAAAGGTCACGAAAAGGAAGGAGAGCCATTATTTTATCGTAGGTTCATACCTGCACGTTTGACTGACAATCCATACTTGTTAGCAGACGGACAATACGAAGCTATGTTGCGTTCACTACCAGAGGTTGAACGTAAAAGATTATTAGAAGGAGACTGGGAAGTCACTGAGGGTGCAGCGTTCCCAGAATTTAGTAGGAGTAAACATGTTGTGCCTAGCTTTGATTTACCAACCAACTTCCCACGTATCAGGGCGGCTGACTACGGCTATGCGAGTCCTTCTTGTGTGCTATGGGGTGCAATTGATTGGGATAATAATATCTGGGTCTATCGTGAGTTATATGTAAAACAGTTGACAGCAGAGCAACTAGCCGATAGAATACTACAAGTAGAACAAGAAGATCCGACTCCCCACTATACTGTACTTGACTCCTCGTGTTGGAACAAGACAGGGTTCGGCCCTTCAATAGCAGAAACAATGATGAGATGTGGTGTCCGTTGGATACCATCAGATAGAAACAGATTACAAGGAAAGATGGAAATACATCGTAGGCTTGCAGACGATCCAAGAACAAATGAGCCACGAATAAGAATATTTCCAAACTGCGTTAACTTAATAAAACAACTATCAGGTATACCATTAAGTAAAACCAACGCAGAAGACGTAGATACAAAAGCAGAAGATCACGCATATGATGCGTTACGATACATGCTGATGACAAGGATGACAGGATATGTGTCCATTCATAAAACGCTTAATGGCATCAAGAATCAGGTATATCAAGTACAAGATCAAACATTCGGATACTAATAATCTATGGCTAAGTTAAAAAAAGAAAGACGACAACAATTAAAGAATGAGTTTCTAGCCTTCAATAGAACTTTGTTTCCTGACGGAAATATACCTTCACAAGAGGAGATATTTCAAAAAGTTAAATCAGGGGATACAACTGTAAAAACTTATTTTATTAACAAGATGTATACAGACGGTGTGCCTGTAGATCCTTTTTTATTAGAAGATCCTGAAACAAAAGATGTTGCAAAAAAACTTTTAAAAAGTTTTAAAGCTGTTAAAAAACCTGCTCCTAACTTGAGAGCTTTACCTGAAAGAATTATAAAAACAATTAGAAAAGGTGTTTCTCTAGATGATGATTTTCAAAAGTTAGTTCAAGCTAAACCTTTTGCATCAAAAGAAATTCAAGCTTATCAGACATCGTATGATGATACATTAAAACAACAAACAGAAATAAAATTACCTAAACCAAAAGGCACAAAAAAATTAGCCGAAGGTGCTGTGCCTGAAGGTGTATTAAAAACTATAGTATCAAGTATAAAAAATATACCGAAAAAAGATGATGGTGGTTTACTAAGAGATGCTGTAATCGCATCTTTGATAGGATACAGAGGTGAAGATGTAAGTGGTATACAATCTAGTTACAAAGAAGCTGCAGCAGAATTCCCTGTAAGACCTTATTATGATGTAGAGACTAGCACTTTACAAGCTCCGAACATAGAGATGGGAGGAGGTAGAAAAGGAAAAGGACCTCCAAAAGAATTAGGCCCATTTTTAAAATCAGTATTAGATAGAAGATTTAAACTGGCAGTTGAAGGTGAGTTGTTTCCGGGTATAGGCACAAAAGATATAACAAAAGCTTTAAACACTTACATATATCCTAATTTACCAGACAATGTACGATCACAGTTAATAAAAGATCTACAAGGTTTTACAGATATACGAAAAGTATTTGCATCAGCTATGGCAAATAATCTTAAAAAACCAGATGTGGCTGCAGCGTTGATAGGGCATGGTGGCGAATTTGACGCAGATACTGTTATGAATATATTCTATACTGATGTGGTAGATGAAGATGCTTTTACTAAAAGAAAAGATGCTTTACTACAATTTGAAACATTACTTGCTAAAGCTTTAGGTGCAGAGTCGGCACATGATTTAGGTTTTGCTATGGGTTCTCCTTTAGAAACCAATAAAGATTTTGTGTACACTACTAAAGAGTTTGATGGTAAAACTACTACTAAAACTGAAGAAGTAGAATTATCTGATGAAGAAAGGGAAGCAAAAAGAGAAAAGTCCATAGCGAAAGATAAATCAGATGCTCGTAAATTTGAACTTGAAGGATTAGAAGCACAACAAAAAACAAGTGATATCATATTATCTGAAGCAGAAAGAGCAGGCGAAGTTGCTGAAGCAAAAGATGTTTTAGAGACAGCAGAGACTAAATTAAAAGAAGAAAAAGTCGCAGAGACTAAAAACAAAAGTGCTGCAGATGGAGAGAGTGCTTTAAATAGAATTATAGAAAAAGGCAAACAATATAACGCACAAATAACAAAAGGTCTTAAAAATACGTTCATAGGTTTTGCAGGATACGAAGGATTGAAAGCACTTTCGGATGACTTACCTGCTTTTGTAGGAGAAGTTGTAAAAGATATAGGTCTTGAAGCTGCGTTAGGCCCTATGTTTGGAACGGCAGCGAGTCTTGCAACGATGCCTAGTCCTGCAGGTGAAGTTCCTAAAGGAAAAGTAGCAAGTCTTGAAGAGAGTTTAAAGTATGCAGGATTTGAAGAAGATCCAGTAGGATTTTCTAAAGACATTCAATCTCAGATAGATCAAATTGAAACTGATAGAAGATTAAAGTTAAATCCTCTTAGAGGTATTGCAAGATCTAGTCCTATTTTTCAAGGACCTGAAGCAGGGATAGAAGCACAAAAAGAACTTTTAGATAAAATGCAAAATAATATGAAGCCTTTAGAAATAAATATTGATAGTGGAACAGTAGAAATGCCTGATGGATCGAAAAAACCATTCGGCCCTGATATTTCACAAAGCAAGATTGGTACATTCGGTAGAACACCTGATGTATCTCCGGGGTTTATAACCCCACCGTCTCGGACAGAATTAGCTGAAGAGACTAAACGACAACAAAACTTTTTAGGAGTAACTTAAAATGGCAGATAATTTAAATCAAGGTGCAGCTTACATCATGGGATCAGATAAAGTATCAGTAAACGATGCTCAAGGTTCTGACAAGTTGTACAGAGAAGGTCTTGAGTTTACAACAGATGTAAATCCAGATGTGTTAACACAAGACATGCCAAAGAAGCAAACAAAAGCAACTGTTGAAGCTTCACTATTTACAATGGCTGACGACAGAAACTATTTCTAATCTAAGGTAAATCATGGCTGACGAGAATTTTCTTCAACCTGCTGATGATACTCAACTACCTATACAAAGTCCAGAAGAGCAAATGCCCGGACTTGCAGGGTATATCAAAAACAAGTTTGAAGATTCAGAAAACGGAAGACGCAGTTATGAACTACGTTGGTTACAAGCTTTTAAAAATTACAGAGGTATTTACGACTCTACGACTCAGTATAGAGATTCGGAACGTTCTCGTGTATTTATAAAAATAACCAAAACAAAAGTTCTAGCTGCGTACGGACAAATAATAGATATACTTTTTTCTAATAAAAAGTTTCCTATCGTTGTTGAACCAACTCCGATACCAGAAGGTATCGCAGAGTTTGCTCATCAAACAACACCTCTTGATCAAATAGTTCAAGATCCTTTTGGATTTAAAGGAGATGGTAGAGAACTACCTCCCGGTGCAACACAAGCAACGCAAGGATTAGACTTTTTGGGAGGACTTCAAGGTAGGTATGCAAATGCTAATTTATCTGAAGGTCCATCTTTAGGTGGTGAACCTCAAATAAGTCCTGCACAAAAAGCAGCTCTTAATCTGGAAAAACTTATACATGATCAATTGACAGATACAGACGCAGTAACTGTTATGCGTAATGCAATATTTGAATCGTGTATGCTAGGAACTGGTATAGTAAAAGGTCCTTTTAATTCTTTTAAACGTATTCATAAATGGGAAGAAAACATGAATGGAGATAAAAATTATTCTCCGTATGAAAAGTTAGTTCCACGTATAGAATATGTTTCATTATGGGATTTTCATCCTGACCCATCAGCTACGAGTATCGAAGATTGTGAGTATGTTATACAAAGACATCGTATGAACAGACAACAGCTTCGTGCGTTAATAAATAGACCTTATTTTTACAAAGATGCAATTGAAGAGTGTCTTGCAAAAGGTCCTAATTACGAAGATAAATACTACGAAGATACCATACGAGAAGATGATACAGAACCATACTATCAAGAAAATAGATTTGAGGTTCTTGAATATTGGGGTGTTATTGATAAAAAACATGCTGATGAAGTAGGTATGCAAGAAATACAAAATGTATCAGAGCTAGACCAAGTGCAAGTTAATGTGTGGGTCTGTGGTGGTATAATTTTACGTTGCGTTATGAATCCATTTATGCCTGCACGTATACCATATCAAGCCTTTCCATATGAAACTAATCCATATCAACTATGGGGTGTTGGTGTAGCAGAAAACATGGAATATTCACAAAAGTTAATGAATGGTCATTATCGTATGGCTATTGACAACTTAGCATTAGCAGGTAATTTAGTATTCGATATAGATGAAGCAAGCTTAGTCCCCGGTCAGAATATGGATATATTCCCCGGTAAGATATTCAGACGACAGTCTGGTGTGACTGGCACAGCAATCAATGGATTAAAGTTTCCAAATACTGCACCAGAAAATATACAGATGTATCAAATATCGAGACAACTTGCAGATGAAGATACAGGAATACCATCTATATTGCACGGACAAACAGGCGTTACTGGCACTGGTAGAACAGCATCTGGATTATCTATGTTGCTTGGTGGTGCTAGTTTATCTCTTAAAACAGTAATTAAAAATATAGATGATCATTTATTGAAGCCTATGGGGGAAGCATACTTTCAATGGAACATGCAATTCACAGACAGTATGCCACAAATAGAAGGTGACCTAGAAATAAAACCAAGAGGTACTGCAGCAGTAATGCAAAAAGAAGTACGAAGTCAAAGACTGACTACATTACTTCAAACTGCTACAAATCCAACTCTCGCACCTTTTATAAAAATACCAAACCTCATGCGAGAACTTGCGATAGCACAAGATATAGATCCTGACAGTTTGGTCAACGATGTAAGTGAAGCACAAATATTTGCTGAAATATTGAAAGGATTAGTAAATGCTCAACAAGAAGCAAGCCAACAACCTGAATCCC